ATGCTATGGCAATAGAGTTAGCGCTAACACTTAGCAAGCAGCTTCAGCCGTGGAAAAGGCACGTAAAAGGGCTCACAATCAAGAAAAATAATAAAATTTTCAAAAAAGTATCTTAACCAAGATATAGTATGGTAGGCGCAAGAAAACACTTGATCTTGTGTCTACCATTTGTTACAGATCACCTGTATTCCTCATAACCTAATGAAAAGTAGAGGTTTCAATCTACTTAGATTACCGAACACCGATAGACATTTTTTTTAATTATTAATTAAGGAGATTGTTTTGGCAGAAATAAAGCGAAAGCCATTGAGCGAAGTATTTGACAAAGGTTTAGAGAAGTTAGTGATGATAAGTCCTAACAAAAAAACCTATGATGAATTAACTTCAATCATGTTTCAGCTTTATAATGGTAATGATTATGGAATGGGGAACTTTAGTTTACAGTTTTTAGATAAAACTGAAAGAGCTTGGCGACAAGGACGAAAAAAAGTTGCAAAAAACTTAGGATTGTCTTTGGTTAAGAATGTATAGCCACCAGTTACTATATCCATATCATGTCCTTTCCAAAACTGGTGGTTATGCAAATGGCTATTTTCGATAGAATTTATGATGCTGGTTTAGAGGATGTAGCAAGTATGAATGGTTACGAGCGCACACTATTCATGAATGACATTTATTTAGATTACAAGGCTTGTAAAGATCTCCATCAAACTAAAATGGAGGCGTTTTACCTTGAGTTACTCACCAAGCTTATTAAAGATTATGGGAACTGATTTAGCAACAGAAATAGTTAAAACACATCCTAGATCTGAACATAGATTATATCAAGCTATTGTCATACAGGCGTTTGAAGATTGTCTATATACTTTAGGTGGTAAGAATGAAGCTTATTATAAGAAAGATGCTCATGAATGGTTTATGCACAAAGGTAAAGATTTTGAAGATATTTGCTATTATGCTGGTTTAGATCCTGATATGGTTCATAACCGATATAAATGGTGCTTGAAAGAAAAAGTGATTGTGTTTACAGAGGTACAAAGATATTGGATTGAGTATAAAAATGAATATGCTAATTACAGAGCTGCTGATTCGAAGGAAGAGAGAAGATCTGTTAAAAAAAGAATAGATATGATTAAAGCTAAATTAAACTTTAAATGAGATATCTTATATTTACATTAATATTAATTATTATCTTACTTGGCCTCACAGGTTGCACAGCTTACAAAGATAAGAATCTAGAATATAATCCTTGGATGACCGTTTTCAGAGTAACTACAGGAAATTTTAAATGAAACCCATTATGATTACATTGTTGTATTTAACTACAATGGGTGACATTAAAATGGATAGGTTTGAAATTCATATGCCTTGTGATTCTTGGTTTCATTACAATGTGAAAGTACACGAACGTAAACAGAGAAAAATATTTTCTAATCATTATTATCATACGTACAAAGGTAAACAGGTCGTTGGTTATATCTGCGATGGTGAAGAGCCGAGTTAGGCGAAGTGAAGTATTACTAAAATAATTATAACTGCAAGGGTTCCTAAATTAAAATAATCTAATTGGTTCATGGTGGTCTCCTTGATTTAATGGCTATCCTTGAAATACTTCGAGGGAGTTTTTCAGTAGGTTTGCCCATACGTATCTTATACCACAGAACACCGGACACCGGAAACAAAAAAACCCCGGTTCAGGCTACCGAACCGGGGCGAAAGGTATAACTAAAAGATAACAATTTTACGTAAAAAAACACCAAGGGAATTGATGCCTTAGTTATATGTGATATTAATACCACAAATTTTGTAAAATAAAAATCTATTATATAGATATTTCAGACTCATTAGTGTTTTATTGTAGGTGGCCTTAACAGGTGGGTCTCATGGGTCTAATCACTATTATTGTTATTTATCAATGGTTATAGGTCAATTTAAGGTGGGTCTGTAGGTGTCCCTCTGGTGTCCCTAGACCCACCACATGCTCTTATGGATGGGCAAAATTCTTAATAGGGTCAGGTTTAAATAGGTTGTAGAAATCTATATAATAAAAAAATGCCAGGATTGAAAAAGAAGGAACTACGAACAGACAAGGATCTTACAATCAAACAGAAGATGTTTGTTGATATATTAGTAGCCAATTGGGGTGAGATAACTAAATCAGATGCTTTAAGAAAAGCAAAATATGAATGTAAGAACGATAATGATTATTCAGTTATTGCAAGTAGATTAACTAACAGAAAACTCAATCCACACATATGTAAATATCTTGATAAAAAACTTGAAGAGGCATCCTCAAAATACGAGAGAAACAAAATTCGTAGGTATAGAAGATTAGAAAGATTTGCTGATATGGCTGCAGATAATAAACAATATTCAGCAGCTGTAAATGCAGAGTATAGATCATGTCAATTGGCTGGTTTGTATATTGATAAAAAAGAAGTAAAAGTATCAGGATTGGAGGGTATGTCACGTGCAGAGCTTGAGAAGAAACTCAAAGAGCTTTCCGGTAAGATCGATGGTTTCAACGCCAAAACGATCGAAGTTGAGCCGGAGACAAAAGAACTATCTCAAAAGTAATAATTGGTCATCTTTTATTACCGTTTTCAATGAGATACATAACCCAAAGATTAATACATTTATAGGAGATGTGAATGTCAAAGCGACGAAAAAAAAAGTAAATACAAAATGCAGTTGTAGGTAAAAAGAAATATTACTTTTATAAAATTAGATGGATTGATATTACTGGTGATGCGGGTCACAAGAATGAAGAGGAGATGGATAAGTTAGAATGTTGCACAATGATTTCACAAGGATACATTTATAAAATAGATAAAAAGAAAAAAACCTTGACCTCATTCGCTACATTTGATGAGAAAGAAGCTGTGTTCAGTGATACAAATATATTTCCATTAGGGTGTATTTTGAGTAAAGAAAAAATCAAAAACTGACTTGTTTATGGCAATTAAAAAAAGAGAATCAAAGCTGTCAAGATTGATTCAAAAGAATTGCAATCAAATTCATTTTACTCGCATAGAATCTAGCACAATTAATGGAATCCCTGACTTAAATGGTTGCATAAATGGTAATGGATTTTGGATGGAACTTAAATCAGATAAGGTCAAGTATCCGAAGCTTTCTAAGTGGCAGATAAGTTGGATAAATAAACATATTAGTTTTGGTGGAGTTGTTTTGATCTGCAATCACTCCCTCTTGGAGAACGTATACAAACTATACAGACCGGTGTCCGTGTTTACAGATGCTCGTTCATTGAAACCTCGTTTCTCGTTCTCGGCCCCCGTACACTGGCCCGCCTTCCAGGATGCGATCCGGGAGCTGGCAGCGCAACGAAGCTCTCGTTGTCGTTCCCTCGTCCAAGAATCTCGTTTCTCGGACAATGTAAGAGATGGCACCGGGGGCGTAACCGAGCTGGATCTGGCACGCTGCTGCTGAAGCTCTCGTTTCTCGCACAACATCTCGTTGTCGTTTGTCGTTTTAACACTACAGCTTGGGGCTCCTCCTGCTGGACAGCACAAGCTGCCTGGCACCACTACTTCTGGGTAGCTCAATGCCGTTCTCGTTTGTAGGAAAGAAGCGACTTTTTTAGTATAGTAGTTCAGTCTTCAGGATCCGCTGCTTCTGGACAGCAGCTACGAAAATATCTGGGAAAAGCTCTTGACAATTATCCCATGATATCTTATTTAAGTAATGCGCCTTCACATCTTGGACTAAACATCCAGCTGGTGTTACGCTGCGTATTAATTGGCAGTGTCCAATCTCTGTGAGGGCGTGGAGAAAGGGAACATATGGCTAAAACAAAACACAAAGATAAGTTCGTAAAAAACAACATCGTTGCCTATCTACATTGTAAGCTTTGTCTTAAGGAGCTACCACCGCTAACATCTCCTGCAGAATGGTCCGCTAATGATGTGGGTTGGACAAAGGAGGGATTACAAGTCTTCTGTCGTAGACATAATGCAAATGTACTTCATGTCGATTTTGAGGGACAGAGGCACCCTGCAGCGTTACACAGATTAAAGGAGGATGCATGAGCGTGACATACAAACCAAAAAAGATTAAAAAAACGAAGATTGCGTTACACGTCGGTAACGTTACGAAACAACAATTGGACACGTTGCGTGCTGAGCTTGCGCTGCTTGCTGGGCCCTGGAGAAGGCACGGGGTAAGAATCGTGATCGGAAACCGGAAGGTTTCGTAATGGGTACTATAATACTTGCCGTCGCTGTCGTTCTCTTCCTCGCCCCGTCGTTTACCTGGGGCTTGATGGTACTGGCGCTGCTGGCATGGTGGCTGCTGCAGTCTGGGATACCCATCTGAAAGCTCAATTTACCGTCTCGTCTCGTCCTCGTTAGAACTTAGAATGATTCTAAACTAGTAAGCTGTCTACCCCCCGACGGGGAGAGCTTAGTGCTGGAAGAATTTTTATTTGACTTTAAGATGGGATTTGATAAGATGTCGATAAGATAACAAAAGGAGAAGTATATGGGACTAGACCAATATGCACACCTTCGGAATAAAAAAATCGATTGGGAAAAGTATTATTCTGATGATGAAAAAGAAAGAGAGGAAGGTCGCCAAGATGTTTTTATTTGGCGAAAACACGCACGACTGCAAACATTCTTTGCTCGTAAGTGGCGAGAACAAAACGAAGCCGAACAGAAAAGAAGAGATAAACGGAACTTCGAAGATATGAAAAAGGTAAAAGACCCTATGGAAGCCATAGGAGTTGGATTAGGTCATCTCGGCTTTAATGCTGGTGATGAAGTTTATATCACGGAAGAGGTAGTTAAAGAACTTGAAGAACAAGTTAAAAATAACTATTGGGATAATTTCTGTTCTGACGGATTTTTTTGGGGTCAGCAATTCCAAGAAGAAGCCGTGAAAGAGTACAAAGCTCAAGACACCAAATTCATTAATTGGTGTAAAGAACAAATCAAAAATAAACAAGTTCCAATCTATCATTGTAGTTGGTAATGCATTTGCCGTTGCCGTCGCTCGTTAGCGACGGCTCGGTGTCGTGTTGCTTATTCACAACAAGCTGTTGCTTCCGTGCAACAAGTTCACAGGGGGTTCTAAAAAAGTTCTATCTTTGTTTGTGGAAAAACCCAAAATGGACAACCCAAAATGAACACATTATTGTATTGTTATTAATGTGGGATTTGATAAGACAACAGAATAGTTAAACATTAACAAAAGGATATAACTATGAGTACAGCAAAAAAGGTAAGACTAAAGCAAGACGAGGAAAAACTTGTTGTTGCTTATGCAAACCTTAAACTTAAACAAAATAGGTTATCTAAAGAAGTTGACACTATGAAACAAAGTGTTGTTAATCTTTTTGAAAAGAATAAGGTTAATGTTATTTTTGCTAAAGATAAGCAAGATAACATTTTTGGAATTCAGCGAATACATCGAAAAAGAAAAAAATTCGATACTGCTAATTTCAAAATAAAACATACTGATTTATTCAATAAGTTCAC